GTGACATGTCTAAATTAGGCATCGCAATAAGTGAAATAAATTTATTTTTCAAAGCCCTGTCATGCTTAAAGATGTATTTTTCGTCTTCTTTGTACTGAGTATGGATACTGCCTGCAGCTGACCACTGCCAGCGTGATTCCCAAAATGTCTTCCAACTAGTTGATTGGTAGCTGTCACTACTACCGTCAGGTGAGGATAGTACTTGATATGCTCTCATATAGACTTCTTCGTCTGACAAAGTCGTGACAGACGGGTTGGTTCTATGGAGCTTCTCCTCTTCCCAGTCGATCGTGCCGATTCCTCTATTTGTAAGCACTTCTAATTCGAACATCTCACGGAGATCAGCTTCAACTAAGTTTTGATAAGACTTTGCTCTTATTGACAACGCCTTACCATATTTCATAAAGTCACTCACTGAGTTCGCTGAAAACAGATTAGTTGTCAAAACTAATTCCAAGACTACTTCGGACGCTGAAGCTAGCCATAGCATAGCTCCTGCCATGAAAGTAGTTGAAACGTCAGGAGGGAGAAAGAAAGCCAAAGAGGCACGCTGCCGCTGGGTACCGTCTAGGTTATCCCACACCTCAGCCGCAGTAAAATGAATGTGATGTTCTCCGCTTATTTTAGATATATTTAGATTTTTAAGTGTTTTTGGATTGTGGTGACGTACAGAGTTCGGTCTCGAAACAGCTACGCCCCCAACAACATTTTCATTTTTTGATAAGTGTCTGATATTAATAGAAAAGTCATTCATAAAGTGTCTTGAAAACATGATTAAAGGCTCAACAGCAATCGGCAGCATATACTGATTTACGCGAGCGTAAAAATAGCTCCTGCCATCATGATTAATTATAAATCCTAGAACGAGGCTGCCATAATAGTCGAGGGCCAGCTCAGACTGAGGCAGTAAGAAATTGAACGAAGTAAACAAAACATAATGAGCGTCATCGAAACCAGTTACGACGTAAGAATCTTCGCTCATGCGTCTAAGATGTAGAGGCACTCCTAGCGAAGTATATTCTATTAAATCATAATCTGGCTCACCTTCATAGTCTATCGTGGTCCCGGTGAAAGAAGCTGGCTCCCATATCCAAGTATCTTCCCTCGAAGAATGTCTACTCTTCTTGAAAAGGCTTGAATATGCCAGCTTGCTATTTATCAGCCCGCACTCGAGCCGGCAACGACTACATCTCTCGTACTCGCTACGGCTGGCACATCGGCATCTAGAGACGCTTGCGCTATGATCTTCTGGCCCTCTGGGGGATTTGGGGTCGTGACCGGCAAGTCCCTGTGAAAATCCGGCCTGCGCTGCGGTGCGGGGACGCGACGTGAAGCAATCAAGTGCTCCATGATCCTCGCTCCCGCTTTAATCTGAAACTTGCCCACTACTGGTTTTAGACGTGTCGGCCTATGTGAAGAAGTTACAGTCTTCCGGGTGCCGTACTCACACAGGTCAATGAATGGCCTGCGGATCATGACTACAAGATCATCAGACCCCGGCAAGCTACCAAGAGACGGGAGTAAATAGTGTCTGCCTTGTCGTTCTTCACTGTCGCGTAGAACGATTGGTACGTCGTATTCATGTTCAAAAGGTACGGATGAAGGCTCTACTATGCATTCGTGTGCTGTAGCCCAAGGCTTGATTTCTTGCATGGTGTCTATCCTAGTGAAGACTGTGTCATGTCCGAATAGCCTGTAGACGTTCGCGAGTGAAAGAACATGCTCGTTCGGAACCATCTGACCTCTGAACTGTGATACAGGTATCGTCTGCAAACCTCTCAAGTGTCGCAGCACTTCATACTCACCGGCAACAGCACCTAGAATCAGACTTCCCGAGACGGGTGCTGGTATAGCATTTATCTCGACAGGAGAGCGTATAGCATGATCTTTTTCCTCACCGGTCACTTTCCACCCCGAATCATATAGATCTTCAAAATTTAAAGTGACGTTGCAACCTTCATTCATAAAAGTCGTAAATTCTTGTCCGGTGATAGCAGATATGCTAGCGGCCCTAGCTACTGGTGAGCGCAGAATGTCGAGGTCATGGTCTATAGAGCCGAAGACGTTTTTCCAGTCACGCCGGCCTCTAGCGGCATTGTGATACATAGCATAGTGTCCGTACCACATGTAGTAGTTAGCCACTGCTGAGAACTGTAAAAACTGTTTCGGCATACGGCCTTGTTCGACAATGAACTCTACCGGTCCTGCTTCAGGTACAAACGGCTCACCCTCGAGAGCAGTATGTATCCTGGCACGAGTAGGTGAAAACGCAGGCAAAGTAATCTGAAGTGTGACGTTTTGGTAAATACACGCCTCAATTGAAGACCACATAGGGTGTGCAAACATGGTACCAAATGACTCTAATACGGCCGCGAACTGTTCTTCAAGCCTATTGAGCTTCACATAGTCAGTTATGTACATCCACATCGTGTCATGATCTTTCCAGTCTATCTCCTCGAAGTTGAGAGTAACGACGCCGCCCCCGCCTATTGGGTCAAGCAGGAGCAGATCAGAATCAAGAGATGGGATGTCTATATCAAAGTTAAGCGCTGTCGTGTTCGTCCTGCCAAGAGTGTGCATCAAGTAGAAAGCTTCTTGGGTAGGAGCAAGCGCAGAATAGTGTAGCACAAAAGGCCTATTCCAGTAATCCTCTTTCGTTCGTATCATAAAAGCAGCGTGAACTAGTTCAACTTCTGTTACAGGATAACCCAAATCTATGTCGTACGCATGCACGTTATGGCCTTGATCTAGTGCAACATTCATGTGGCTGTCGGAGTACGGATGAGTTTTAACTTGGAAGACATTAGGTCGCACTTCTTGGTTTGACGATGCGATCAAGGCTTTGCCCCACGATATAAGCATATTATATAAGAACGCTTCATGTGAGTCAGCCTGATCCATGCCAGAAAGAGTACGGTATGTGTCCTCCTTGATAAGCCTCTTCTCTGCCGATGTTTTAGCAAAATCTTCTAGAGCTAAGCCAGCAAGATATACACCATTAGCAGAGATGTACTTACGATTAATGCCACTGTAGTTTGTGTAATTCGGATTTCCGAATAATACGCGTTTCTTTCCAGCAACAAGGAAGTCTGTACGAATTTGTAAATCCGCAACAAACTGAGAAGTGCCGTGCATAACACGAGCAATAGTTTTGTTGATGAGAGAAAAGCAGCCATTTTTGAGAGCAGGTACAATTGATTTGAGTGAGTCGAATCGAAAGATTTCATTTAAAAATACGGAAGGCATTTTATACC